TTCCCAATATGTAGTATTAGGTGGTGCTGTGCCAATAGGTACTTCAATTTTTGATATATAATTTTTATCACCATAACTAATAACATAACCCGGTGGATATGTCCTATCTTTATCCCATAGTCCAAGATAATTATCTTGGTTAATAGGCTCTTGTAGTATCTGACTAAATTCTTCACTATCAACTAGTGGTTCACATTTAATACGCCACAAGTGCGGAAACCATGTTTGACTGAAACCTTCACTTGCATAGTTAGAATCTGTAATTTGCATGAAGCGTTTTAATGCTACTGGAATAGTTTCTGTTAATGGGTTGTAATCTAATAAGTGTGGTAATTCAATCACATCGCCAACCATTAATTTACGACCAACTAACTGAATCATGTCGTTGTAATGGACAGTAACAAAGATGATATCATTGTTTAAGAACAATCCAAACTGACTTAAATCAAAATCTAAGTTTTGAACGTTGTAATGCCCACGCAACCGATATACACTTGTGTCATACGTTCTATCCCTGTTTTCTAAGAACAATAAATCCTGAATGTTAGTAGGGTTTAATACATCGTATTGGGGTTGGGTAGCATCAATAGATGGACCTTGGTCTGTTGGACCTAAGTACTTGTGTACATATAAATCGGTTGCCCCAACGGTAAACATCTCGGATATCGTTCTATCAAAGAAGTTGTAATCGTTCGTTTTATTGGGGCGCCAAAGCGATAATTTAGGCATAATATTTTTACTCTATCGAGTATTTATCTTAAATATATCGATGACACCCGATATTTTCAAACAGTCTAAAAACCTATTTCTTATATTTCCCCCCGGATGCGGGGGTAATCATCTGGCTAACTTGCTTAGTATGCATCCTGAATTTGAACCCAGATTTACCAATGACCAATATTATAAAAGTATGGAGTATAAATATAAATATTATTTTGGATCAGGACCACAAAGTGATGTAGATTGCACTGCACATTTGTGTGACTTAGAAAATTTACAACCAGAAAAGTTAGTAGAATTTAAATCAAAAATTATTAATAGCAAAAAACCCTATATATTTTGTTCACATGCAGTAGAATATATTATTAGGCATAACACTAGGGCAATTGAACCCTTTACAGATAGGATTATTTGTCTTTTTACTAAGCCAACCGTAGAAAATAAATTAGTGAATGATAGAATGCGTAAGGGTCCGTGGTATAACGGAGAACGTGATGACCACACATTTTTAACTACGCCGGTATATAAGTTATATGAAATAGAAAAATTTTGTATGTATAGCGGAGTAAAAAAAGATAAAATTTTCACGCTAGATACGGACATTTTCTATTCAATAGAGGGCTATGATTATTTGGTCGAACACCTTAAAACAAATTTGGGTATTAAATTACCGGAAGTTTGTCGTAAAATGCATACCCAATATATAGAATACGAAATTGCCTTTTTCAGTAAGGTTGACAAATAATACAACTAGTGTTATAATAACACTTGTCAATCGTTATTTTGGAGTAAATTAATGACACGTAAGAAAAATACAGAAGACTATTCAATGGTAAAATCACTAAATCCCCGTGATGCTGATACCAAATACTTTGGTGATGAACCGTTGTTTGTATTGCAACCAGATGCAGACCAGCGCCGAGTTGCAATGATGCGTAGTTTTACTTGGTACCATAGATTCTATGGAAAAAAAGATGCCAAAGAACTAATGTCACAGTACCTAGATTTTCATAAGCGTACCCAAGATGCAAAGGTGATGCGTAAAGTTGATGACAAGGAATTCTTGTTGACATTATGTTGGTTGGCACGTATGAATTTACGCGGACTTGAATTGAATGAACACGAAGAACTTACACTTGAAAATGAAATTCAAAGATTGTTGAAAACAATTTTTAAGCCTGAAGTTAAAGAAGCAACTTCAACTGGTGCACCGATTATTGTTAATAACGCAGTAAGACCAAATATTCAGGATATTTTGCGTGATAAGGCACGTGAAGCCGCAGGTGAACTTGAAGGACTGTTTGACGAATTTATTGATGCAGGATCACCCACTAAACATTCATTACGACCCCTTGATGAGGTTGCTAAAAAGAATGTAATGCCTCAACATATTAGTTTGTTGAGTGAAGTATGGAAAAAGAAATTAAATGAATTTGAAGAAGTACTTAAAGGTACAGATAGTCAATTGGTTCAAGGTTACAGTCATTTGACTAAGATTCAAATTAAAAACACAATTAAATTCATTGAATTGGTAATCAATGATCTTAACAGTTATATTAGTGTTAAGAAAGCCGCAAAGGCCCCTAGAGCACGTAAAGCAGTACCAGTTGAAAAGATTGTAGCAAAACTTAAGTATCTTAAAACATTTAAAGATACTGCAAGTAAAATTGATTTGATTAGTATTCATTCTACAAAACTACACGGTGCAAGTGAAGCATGGGTTTATGATACTGCAAAACGTAAACTACATCACTATGTTGCAGATGAATATAGCAAAGCATTTACTGTTAAAGGTAGTACATTGATTGGTTTTGATACTGCACAAAGCGAGGTTAAAACATTACGTAAACCCGGCGAGCAACTTAAAGAAGTTATGGGTAGCAAGCCTGCGGCACGTAAGTATTTTAAAGACATTAAAGCAGTCTCTACTACACCTAATGGTCGCTTTAATGAAAACATGATTATTTTAAAGGCGTTTTAATATGTTAGATAAAGTTCTTTTTTGGTTATCTGAAAACCGTAAAAAAATCGGGTATACAGTAGGTACAATAAACGTACTAAGTGGATTAAGTCTATTGGCAATGGGAAATACTGCTAATGGTGCAATTCAACTTTTTGTAGGAAGTGTCCTAATTTTTGATGCTTGGGGTATGCAATGACTATTGATTTAAACAAATACAAAGATTTTGTTGAGGCGGTAACTAGCAAAACTAGTAACGACTTAACAACTTTTCTAGATCGGTGCGATGAAGTTGATGCTAACACTGACATGGCTACATTTACATATGGTCCTGATATCAATGTTCCTTTATTACTTACTGCATGTTTGGGATTGGCGGCGGAGTCAGGTGAATTTATTGAAATCCCTAAAAAGATTTTCTTTCAAGGTAAACAACTTACTGATGAAAATCTATTTCACATGAAACGTGAGTTAGGGGATATTATGTGGTATTGGATTAACGCATGTCGTGCATTAAATCTTGATCCAAACGATGTAATTAATGAAAATGTACGTAAGCTAGAAAGCCGTTATCCCGGTGGCAAGTTTGATGCACATTATAGTGAGAATCGCAAAGAAGACGATATATGAAAGATCAGCCACATATTATTTCATACATAGGTGACACTTATTATCCCCACTTTTCGTATAAAGAATACGGGGCAAAGGGTGTGGGGAAATCTAGGTCTCCCATAATTAGTATGGATGATTACATTGACCATAGTCAAGATACTGAATTACACATTGAATGTTGTAAGGGTTTGGCGTTGGCAAATGATTATAAAATGGGAATGGTGTATGGTGATTTGCCTCCGGAAGAAGAAGCAAAGCACGATAATAATACATGTTGGTCAACTACATTGCAAAATTTAGAAAAAATTGATCCCACCGGTATTCATCATAAAGCGTTACTTGAAGTAGCAGAACAAGCACCAGTGGGAGAGAAAACCCAAGCCATGTACAAATATGCATACTTTGCTTTGGGGTCAGTAATTCCTTGGTTTTTTGCTTGCTATTTAAAGCATGGTGAATTTAAAAACAAAGCAAAAGATAACGATAAGTGGACATCATCAGCAGTATATTTTCCTAAATTACTAAAATATATTGAAACATTACCCTTTAAGGAAATAGGAAGAATTATGTTCTTTACTACTTACCCTAAAGCAGGTGTAGCAATACATAGAGACAGCGAAGTAGCAGAACATAAGGACCACAATATTAATTTGTTTTTTGATGGTGGATGGCGTCCGAGTTTTGTGTGGGATGAAAAAACTAAAGAAAAACATCATCTACCTCCTGGCGCTCGTAGTTATTTTTTCAACAATAGAGATTATCATGGTGTAGATCCAGAGCCAATTTTTAAATATACATTACGAATCGACGGAACATTTACAGATGAAATGTGTGAGAAATTAGGTCTTGAAGATGGATACACTTGGAAATGGTCTTATGAAGATTGAGATGATTACTTGATAAATACTATTATTAGGTAACACTTATGGCCACATACCCAACAGCTAATCCGCTCTCTACTCCTTCTGGTTTAACGCTAGACCAATTAAAAGAGGGCCTTTTCAATAATCTAGCATTTCGTTTAGGTAGCGGCATTATTGATATTGAGTTAGACCCTCAACATTATGAAGCGGCATATAACTATGCTATTAAAGTATATCGTCAAAGAGCACAAAATGCTACTGCCGAGTCATATACTTTGATGACAATTGAAAAGAACATCGACACATATACATTGCCACAAGAGTTTATTAATGTAAGATGTTTATATCGCAGAACAGTTGGGTTAGAAACAGGCCCAGGGTCTAGTTCATTCGACCCATTCAGTAGTGCTATTCTAAATACATATCTATTAAACTACAACGTTGCCGGTGGTTTAGCAACATATGATTTCTATGCAGGTTATGTTGAATTAGCCGCACGTATGTTTGGCGGTTACGTTACCTATACGTTCGATCCAGTTACAAAGGCATTACGTATTGTACGTGATCCAAAGGGTACAGGAGAACGCATATTAATTTGGGCTGACGTACAACGTACAGAAGAAGTATTACTACAAGATCCGGGTTCTGGTGTTTGGATTGGTGACTTTATTTTAGCTAATCTTAAATTGATTATCGGTGAAGCACGTGAGAAGTTTGGAACCATTGCCGGTCCAGGTGGTGGTAGCACATTAAATGGAACAGCTATGAAGGCTGAGGGCAAAGCGGCAATGGAACAACTTATTGATGAGTTAAAACGTTATGTGGATTACAGTCAACCACTAACTTGGGTACAAGGGTAAAATAATCTCTTTACTTTATCTGACTCCTGTAGTATAATATATACTACGGGAGTTTTTTATGATTATTGGAGTAACAGGATTAATTGGTAGTG